GTCCCAGCAAGATGTTCTGGGCCTTGATGTCGTTGTGGCAATAGTGCCGGCTGTGCCTATTCCTGCCGCCACCGACGAAGACGGTACTCTGCGCTTTGCTCCGGGTGCGCCACGAGGTTAAATAACACATCATGGCCACATTTATTGGATTCAACACACAGGATCAGTTCAAAAAGTTCACCTTGCTGGATGCTGACTTGGTCAAGCGTGACCTCCTAAATGGCCTGAACATACGCCAAGGACAACTGCCCGGACGACCACAGTATGGCACAGCCCTGTGGGACAACTTGTTTGAAAATCAGACCAACGAAACCACGCAGAGCATACAGCGAGAAATACAGCGTGTGGCCGGCTATGATCCCAGGATCCAGATCACTGATGTGGAAGTTTTTCCGCAGGAAAATGGCATTTTGATACAGGTACAACTGGCCATTGTGCCCAGTTCTGACGCTGAACAGTTGAGCATATTTTTTGATCAACAACAGCGACGGGCCAGCTACGTATAACTGAGCCGTTTTTGTTGTCCATAAATACAAGCACACAGGAAGATTATGGCCAAGACTACAAGACAAACGGTGATTTTTGGAGTAGAAGACTGGAAGCGCATCTACCAGACCTACCGCGAAGCCGACTTCCAGAGCTATGATTTTGAAACCCTGCGCAAGAGCTTTGTAGACTATCTACGTTTGTATTATCCAGAAACCTTCAATGACTACATTGAAAGTTCAGAGTTTATAGCCTTGCTGGATGTCATGGCCTTCATGGGACAGGCCCTGGCCTTCCGCACCGATCTCAACACCAGAGAAAACTACATAGATTCTGCTGAACGACGCGACAGCGTGGTACGCTTGGCCAACCTGGTCAGTTACACTCCCAAACGCAACATAGCGGCTCAAGGCTATCTCAAGGTGTTCAGTGTGCAGACCACACAGAATGTCACAGACATCAACGGCATAGATCTAGCCAATGTCACCATAGACTGGGCCGATCCCACCAATCCCAGCTGGCAAGAGCAGTTCACAGCCATAGTCAATGCGGCCCTGGTTGACAGCCAGCGTGTGGGCGTGCCAGGTGCCAGAACCACCATACTGGGAGTGGACACCCAAGAATACAGCATTAATCTTGTGCCAGGATTTTTGCCCGTGGTGCCTTATACAGCCACCGTGGATGGCATCAGCATGCCATTTGAAGCAGTGACTTCCAGCACTGTGGGCAAGGCCTTTGTGTACGAGCCCAGCCCCAGACCCAATGGAGTGTTCAACCTCCTGTTCCGCAACGACCAACTGGGATTCAGTTCAGCCAACACCGGATATTTCTTCCTGTTCAAACAGGGTGTGTTGCAAAATCAAGATTTCAACTTGGCCGATCGTGTGAGCAATCGTGCCGTGGACATCAACATCGAAGGGGTCAACAACGAAGATCGCTGGCTGTATCAACTCAGCGATGTGGGCAGCATTGACAGCGAATGGCAGTTTGTGCCCACGGTGTATGGTGCGGCTGCAGAACAGACTGGTCCTGGATTGAGAAAACTGTTCAGTGTGACCAGCAGGACCAACGATCAGATAACCTTGAACTTTGGTGATGGTGTGTTTTCTGCCATACCTGTGGGACAGTTCCGTTGTTATGTGCGGGCCAGCAACGGACTGGAATACATCATCAATCCTGAAGAAATGCAAAGCGTGGTCATACCCATCAGCTATGTCAGTCGCACTGGACAACTGGAAACCATCACATTCACTTGCGGCATAACCACACCGGTCAGCAACGCCCAGCCCAGAGAAACCATCAACGAGATCAAGGCCCGTGCTCCGGCCAGATACTACACCCAGGACAGGATGGTCAACGGCGAAGACTACAACAACTTTCCATTCACTGCCTACAACAGCATATTGAAAAGCAAGGCCCTGAATCGTGCTTCCATAGGAACCAGCCGCTATCTGGAACTGGTAGACAACACCGGCAAGTATTCCAGCACCAATGTTTACGCCAGTGATGGAGCCTTGTATGAAAGTTTCAGCCTGCCCAGCACACAGTTTACCACCCAAAGCAACAACGAAATCGACGAAGTCATCGTCAACCAGATACAGCCAAGACTGGCCACCAGCCAGGCCCAGCAGTTTTACTATGCAGAGTTTCCCAGAGCCAGCCTGACCACATTGAACATCAGTTGGAACCTCAGCACCAGCCAGGCCAACACCACTACCGGTTACTTTAAAAACAGTCTGGGCAATCCAGTCAGCATAGGCAGTTTCAGTTCCAACAACACCCGTTATATCACTGTGGGCAGCCTGGTCAAGTTTGTGCCACCGGCTGGTTATTATTTTGATGCCAACAACAGACTACGAGCAGGAACCCCCACACGTGCCGACGAAAAACTGGTGATCTGGGCCAGTCCTTTGGAGATCTATATTGATGGTACCAATCAGGGACTGGGCAACTTTGCTTCGGGTCTGGGGCCCGTGGCCATCAACAACTACGTGCCCACTGATGCCATTGCCACCGAAGTCATACCCTTGTTTGTCACAGACCTGCCAGTGGCCTTTGAAACCAGCATGGCAGAACAGATACGCCTGCGCCGCAACTTTGGCATAGGCTACGACAGCCTGGGCACCGTTACCGGCACCGCTGGTGTCTGGTACCTGATAACCAGCACCAATCTGGCAGTCAACGCAGACTGGAGCCAAGCCCATGCGGGTGATGTTACTGGTACCAATCAGGATGCTTCCTGGTTTGTGCAGTTTGTGTACAACGGCAGTTTCTACACAGCCAGCTTCCGGGCGCTGGATTACTATTTTGGATCAGTGGTACAATGCAGATTTTTCTTTTCCGGCGACGAGCAGATCTATGACAGCCGCACCGGCACCACCATCAGCGATTTCATCAATGTGTTGAAGACCAACAGCCGACCAGATTCGGCACTGCCCCTGGGCTCAGACATCATAACAAAAATAGTGGGTCAACCCATACAGGCCGATGGCCTGGTGGATGACTATCAGATCCTGGTGTCATTCCAGGATCGTGACAACGATGGAGTGCCCGACAATCCAGACTTTTTTGCTGACATAGTGGGCACAGTTCCTGATCCGGCCACGGCGTCAAGTCCCTGGGTGTTTTTGCGCAGCACAGTGGACTTTGACAATCTGCAACGTTATCTCCTGATCGACTCCGGCACGGTCAACAGTGAATATGCCACCCTGGCCGCAATCGAAGTGGACAAGGCCGAATACGTGGCTGGCCAGATATTTTATGCCTATCAAACTGAACTGTTTTATCAGCTGGTGATCAACAGCACCACTGGTGTGCGCACCTTGGTCACAACTGACGAATACATAGCCAGGAACGGACGCCAGAATCTCAACTTCCAGTACCGACACAACAGTCCCTTGAGTAATCGCATAGATCCTGGCACCAGCAACATCATAGATTTGTATGTGGTAACCAATGAATACTATACCGCTTATCGCAACTACATCCAAGACACCACTGGCACAGTGCCCTTGCCTGTGCCGCCCACCATAGATCAACTCAACACTGCCTATGGTGGCCTACAGGCCTACAAGATGATCTCGGATACCGTGATCCTCAACAGCGTGGTGTTCCAGCCCTTGTTTGGGGCCAAGGCTGTTGAACAACTACGGGCCACCATCAAGGTCATACGGGCTGCCAACAGTGTGGCCAGCACCAGCGAAATCAAGAACCTGGTGGTACAAAACCTCAACAACTATTTCAACATAGACGTGTTTGATTTTGGAGACACATTCTATTTCAGTGAACTGTCGGCATACTTGCATGACAACATGGCCGGCATAATCAGCAGTGTGGTCTTGGTTCCTTTGAATCCCTTAAAAAGTTTTGGAGATCTGTATGAGATACGCAGTGCGCCCAACCAGATATTTGTCAATGCAGCCACGGTAGCTGATGTAGAAGTCATAGAAGCCTTGACCCAGAGCAATCTTCGTACTCTGTCAGGTGTCAGTGGTCTCAATCCAGTTATAACCAGCCAGGGATTCTTGACAACCGCCACAAGCACGACCAGTGGTGGCAGCTCCGGTGGTTCAACATCCGGTAGTGGTGGTGGTAGTAGTGG